GTCGAATTAAAATATCGATCGCTTCAAGTAGTTTTCTTTTTTGAGAGACTTCCACAACTCACCCCCTTACCAAAGCGATATAGAACATCGCACCGATTAAAAAGATGATGATTGAGCCAAGGACTAAGCTTTGAGCCTTATCCCATAAGCGACGATTCGAAATCTGTTCGATCGTCAGTAGACGTTGTGGTTTTTTGTGTGACATAATTACCTCGCCATTTGGTAAAAGTCCCTGTCCGTCGAAAGTAAGGGGCTTTTTTATTTAAAATTAAAAAGCTTTTTGAAATTGATTGATTAAGCAGATAAAGCATCCGCACTTTTCATCCACTGGATCTTCACCAACTTCCGCAGTTTTTACCGCTTCACCCATTTGCTGATTTAAGCCAGTACCTTCCAAAACGTATTTCTCCATTGCTTGAGCGTGTTCAACTTGACCGCCTGAAAGCTGAAGGAGTTGTAAGCGTAAATTTTGAATTTCCATTTTTGTCTCTGGTGAGTGGGTATGATATTTAGTTTAATGTATTAAACATTTTAGTCAATAGAAAAGTTTAAATAATTAAACAATATTTTTATTAATGTTTGATTTATCAAATTTTAAATATTAAAAAACCGCCATAAAGGCGGTAAAAGTTTAATTTAGTTTTATTTAGATTAGAGAGAATCTCTCGGCTGGCTTAAATGAGCCAACATATTTACCAATATAAGTACAATCCTCATCGATCAACATTACATTTGGTTGCCATTCTTTATTTAATGCTTTCAAATATAAGTTATTTTCACTGCGCAATAGAGCTTTAAATGTTGCTTCGTTGCCTCGCCTAACCACAATCATCTCACCAGTTTGCACATCATCAAAACAAACCTCAGGATCAACACAAATTCTCTCATCTTCTAAAAAATAAGGAGCATTACTAATACCTCTTACTTTTAAATAAAAACTCTTTGCGCTTGCACCTGGTACTAAGGGAAGCCTTTCTTCATCTCCCACTAACTCGACATTTTCCATACCTGTCCATACTCCTGCCTGTACCCATGAGATTACAGGAGCATAAATAACTGATGCAACAGGATTTAAGTCTATTGAGTCGTCAAAGCGACTATTAATGTCGCCACCTGTTAAGATCCACTTCTCAGTTGTTTTCAACTGTTCAGCTAACTTAACAAGTCTCTCTCTAGTTGGTTCCGCTCCACCCGAAAGCCACAAAGAAATCGTTCCCTTACTTGCTACACCTTTATTAATCAAATCAACTTGTTTAATGCCAAGTTCATCCATTCTACTTTTTATGCGACTAGCAACTGTCTCAACAACACTCTTATTCATCTCAAATAACCACTATGTATTGTTTAATATTTTAAACATTTTGTTTGACAAGGTCTTAAACTATATTGTTTAATAGATTAAACTTAATTTGGATAAGGTTTAACACTATGAGCCTTTTTAAATTCACCGTTGACCATCTGCTTCATCGGTATAGCTGCAAAAACGACAGTGAATTAGCAGATTTGCTTGGATTCTCAAAAGGAACAGTTTCTCTATGGAGAAAAGATGGTGTTCCAGATGGGTACCAGAAATTTTTAAATGTGGAATCCAATATTCCATCAAGTAAAAAAACAGCCTTAGTGGCATAGGAATAACTCATGACCAGACGCAAACCAAAAAAGGATGCATCTATCACTATCCACATGCCAACAGACCACAAAGAACAATTGTCGTCTTTGGCTGAAATGCTTCGAGCAGGACAGGGTGCTAGTGAATATGTGTACGAAAACTTAATCAAACCTCATCTCCAACAGTTGAAAGCTGAGACCAAGATTAAGCAACGGATCTTTGGATTGACAGAGAACCATAAAAACGATGAACAGTTCACAGATTTATCAGGTCGGAACGATCTGACAGACATTAAAAAAGCCTGACGGGTTAGGTCAGGCTTCATATATTCAAAACGAGATGGAAATGAATATGAAAACAAATTTAGCACAAGAACCACCAGAGCTGCAAGCAACCTATCAAGAAAGAATGATTGAGCAAAAAATCAGACTTCTTGAAAGTGCGCTCAAAGCAAATATGGAAAAGCCTTGTTTAGACAATGCCATGGGTGTTGCCAAAGCACGTTATGACCTTTTTGATTTTCTGCGAGGTGCTGTGTGAACACATCAATCTCAATGATTAAGCTGATTGAGGCTATGAACGATCAACCAATTGCGTTTAACAAACACTATGTTTTTATCGGGTGTGGAATTAATGGCGCACTAATGCTGTCGCAATTGGTGTACTGGACCGCACGTACCAAAAATTCTGATGGTTGGATTTACAAGACCCAACATGACTGGACTATGGAAACTGGTCTAACTCGAAAAGAGCAGGAGAATGCCCGTAAAAGACTGAAAGACCTTGGATTTTTAAAGGAAAATAAACGAGGTGTACCTTGCAAGGTTTACTTCAAAGTTGAGCGTGAAAATCTATACAAAGCATTAATAGAATACTCTGAAAGCCTTGATTTATCACAGTATGCACCAAACGGGCAATCTAGTCTGAACGAAACGGGCGAACTAGTTGGCACGAAACGTACCAACAGTGTTGCACCAAACGGGCAATCTAGTCTGAACGAAACGGGCGAACTAGTTGGCACGAAACGTACCAACAGTGTTGCACCAAACGGGCAATCTATTACAGAGAATACAACAGAGAATACTACAGATATTTATTTAGGCGCATCCGCACCTAAAGCACAAAAATTCTCTGCTAAAAAATTCTTATCTCAAAATGGAGTTTCAGAAGAAACAGCTCAAGAGTTTATTGATCTGAAAAACAAGAAACGTAAAACCATCACAGAACGCGCTTTGAAAATCATTTTCAATCAGGCAAGCGAAGCACAACTTTCAAATGAGCGTGTGTTCCAGATCATCGTTTTGCGTGGCTGGGAATCTTTCAAGGCAACTTGGGCATGGCATGAAAGCAATGCTGAGCTTGAACAACTTGAAAAACCTAAACTGGTTCAACCTGAACAACCACAGCAAGCACCAAGCACAGAATTCAAAGGCGTACGCAAATCATTCAAGGGGATGGACCAATGATTGAATTATTTTCTATCCCTGTTGAACAAGCGATTTTGTCTACAGTGATCGGTACTGAGCAAGGCATGGACGAATACATCGAGCAAATTGATTCAAGTGATTTCTATGCAGCTCAACACCAAATTATTTGGTCTCATGTGAAATCTCAGTTTGTGAAAGGTGAAGCGTATGACCAGGTGATGCTTTGGGAATTAATTCGTGCTAATGCGGTTGAAGTTAATGCGGTTGATGAAAAATTTATTCTCAATTTGATGGGGTGTTACTGCCCTCATTCGCTTTTACCAACACACCTTAAAAAACTTAAAGATTTTGCAACACGCAGAAAAATTCAGGATGTAAGTAAGCAAATCGGCACTTTGGCGTTGGATATGGTTTCGTACACATCAGAAACCGCCTTAAATCGTGCACAGGCTCTCGTCAGTGGCTTAGAAACAGGTTCGGTGGACAATCGCCTCAAACATGCTCATGAGTTCTCTAAGGACGCAATTAAGGAGTTTTTAGAGCGACATACAGCTTTGCATAACAACACGGCATTTGATGGCGGTATTCGCACTGGATTCTGTGAGTTGGATAACAAGCTGGGTGAAGTTGGCAAAGGTGATTTAGTCATTATCGGTGCACGCCCAAGCATGGGTAAAACCACACTCGCTCAGAACTTTGCAGCTGACATGATGGTCAATCAAGGTTTACCAGTTTTGTTTGTTTCAATCGAGATGTCAGGCAAGCAGATTGCACAGCGGATGATTAGTGGAATTGGTCAGATTGAATTGCGGAAAGTTTTAAGTGGTAAGGCTCAAATTGAGGACTGTGGAAAGATTAATACTGCTGCAATGATCTTAGAAAAAGCACCTTTGATGATTGATGATAATGCTCGTTCAACGACTTCAACGATCCGTAGATCAGCACGAAAAGTACAAGCTGAATATGGGAAAGTTGGTGCGATATTTGTTGATTATATCCAGCGTGTAACTCCACTCACTAAAAATAATTATGGTCGCTCTGACAAAGATATTGGCGAGATTTCAGGGGAATTGAAAAAGATTGCTCGTGATTTTGAATGTCCAGTATTTGCTTTGGCTCAATTAAATCGAAACCTTGAAAACAGACCAAATAAACGTCCCGTAAACGCTGATTTAAAAGAGTCAGGTGATTTAGAGCAGGATGCGGACATCATCATGTTTATCTACCGAGATGAGGTTTACAACAAGGAATCTAAAGAAGTTGGAACAGCTGAAATCATCATTGGTAAAGCACGTAACGGGTCAACTGGAACGGTGAAATTAGCAACTGACTTAGCTCGCTCAACATTTGCAGATTTAAGTCCTGAATATTACGCAATGATGCAAGGGGAGTTGGTATGAGATACGGATCAGTATGTTCAGGTATTGAGGCGGCAACAGTGGCTTGGCACTCGCTAGGTTGGAAGCCTGCTTGGTTTGCAGAGATTGAGAAATTTCCTAGTCAGGTTTTAGCACA